ATATGATACAGCGACTATTGGTGGAAGTGGATACTTTGATGGTAGTAGTTATTTAACAACACCATCTAGTTCTCAACCAGTAGCATCTGGTGATTTTACTATTTCTGCTTGGTTTTATTTAACATCATTTTCTAATAGCTATTATGTTGTTGGTGGAAACTGGACAAGTGGATTGCCAGGTGAATGGTTAATTCAAATTCAAAACAATGGAGCAATTCGTTTTTTAACAAATGGAAGCACTAGCTTTAGTTCTTCGGGATTAGTTTCATTAAATCAATGGTATTACTTCAGCGCAACAAGGTCTGGCACTACAGTAACTGCTTCTTTAAACGGTACATCTTTTGCAAGTTATACATTGGTAGGCGCATTAGGTCTTATTTCAGAATCCATTTACATTGGTGAGCAAGCTGGAGGAAGTTGGCCTTTTGCTGGATATATTTCAGATTTCCGTTTTGTAACAAGTAATTTAGGCTCAACAGTTCCTACAATCCCTGCAACTGCTGTATCGGGAACTCAACTATTAACTAACTTTACTAATGCTGGCATCCCTGACCTTGCTATGCAAAATGACCTACAAACAGTAGGCTCTGCACAAGTAAGCACAAGTACAGTTAAATATGGCACAGGTTCGCTTTATTTTGATGGTTCTACAGGATATTTAACTGCACCAAATAAACCTGTTTATCAGTTAGGTTCTGGTGACTTTACAATTGAATGTTGGATAAACTTTAATTCATTATCAACAAACCGAGGCATTTTATACTTTGCAACGGCTTATGATTCTGCGTTTTCATACGGATTGCAATGGGCATCAAATAATTTGTATTTTTGGTATTCAACATCTGGTGGAGCAGCATCTTATTTAAGCGCCCCTTGGACTCCTAGCACAGGAACATGGTATCACCTTGCCGTTACAAGAAACGGAAGCAATTTAAAGTTTTTTATCAACGGCACACAAATTGGAACAACGCAAAGTCTTTCTGGAATTACACTTTATGCTACTTCTGCCAATTTAATAGTTGGTGGAGAACTTGGAGGTTCAGGTGGAAGTTTGCCTGGCAAAATGAGTGGATATATTGATGACCTACGCATTACCGATGGATATGCTCGTTATGTAAGCAACTTCACGCCACCAACAGCAGCGCTACCCTCTTTTTAAGGAATAATTATGTTAATCGCAATCGTTAATGGACAAACAGTAGAACAAATTGGTGATTATCGGTCTTTGTTTCCAAATACATCTTTTCCCAGTAATGGGCCTAATGCTGACTTTTATACTCAGTATTCGTGCTTGCCTGTATCAAGTTTTGTTATTTATGACCAAGAAACACAAGAATTACAGCCTACAGAACCTTATATTCAAAATAATGTGGTTTATACAGTAAAAGCGGTTGCCAAAACTATAGAATCTACTACAACGGCTTCCGCTACCACAATAATTGGAACAAGTAATTCAACAATAGCTTCTACTGGCACATTTACTGTTAATGTATGAACTACGAATTAAAAATTACTAACCTTATCCATGATGGCAAGGCTATTGTGGCTACAGACTATCTAATGATAGGGTCTGATGGCGAAAATACTGTAGAAACTCAAGGAAGGCTTTATTTCAGCCAACCCCACGATGAAATTGCATTTGAGGAAACAGAAGAACGTCTTATTCTCAGATGGTTAGAAGAAGATATGCAAGAATCGTTAAATGCAATAAAATTGAATCTAGAAAATCAGTTGCAAGCCCTAAAAAGCACAAAAAGTGGTTTGCCCTGGGTAAAACCAACATTTAAACCAAACATAGGAATCTAAAATGGCATCCACAATCAACGCTTCTTCAGCGGGAATCGTAGAAACAGCAGACACAAGCGGTGTTTTGCAATTACAAACTAATGGCGTTCAAGCCCTTAATATTGACGCATCACAAAATGTGACTATTCCCAAGAATGTCACTATCACTTCTGGTGGTTTGACCCTTAACTCTACGATTGATTGGAATGGCTACACAATTCCAGCACCTACAGGCACTACAACTACCTTTTTAAGCAATGCTGGAACATGGATTACCCCAGCAGGTAGCGGTACAGGCGGTAGCTCAATTCTTGCATCAAATAACACTTTTACAGGCACAAACACATTTAATGCTGCGGTTACTGTAAATGCCAATCTCACATCCACAAGCGGTTATTTAATTGATACTGCTGGCGGTGGTTATGCTGCATTGCAATCAAATTCAGTAACTGTTGGAAATGCAACAACTGGAATGTATTACAACGGAAGCAATGCGCTTGGATTCCAAGTTAATAACACCTCTGTTTTTGGTTTTGGTCAATCTGGTACTTTTGTATGGAATAGCTACCAAATTCCCGCACCTTCAGGATCAACCAGCACCTTCTTAAGAAATGATGGAACTTGGGCAAGTCCAAGCTCATCGCTTTTAAGCAGCAATAATACATTTACAGGCACAAATACCTTTAATAGCACTTATACCTATGTTGGTGGATCAAGCTCATCTACTAGCATGATTTTAGAAAACAATTCTATTAACTGGTATAGCTCTGTAACTGGCAATCAATATAACTCAATTTATTATTCTGCAAGCTCTACATCTTTAGGCTCTCAGCAATATGTATTTAATTTTACTAATGCAGGGTCTGCAATAAGTGCCTTTGTTTTTGCAGGAGATGGTGGCGCTTATAAAACAGGTGGTGGCACATGGGGTACAGTATCTGACGCACGTTTGAAATCAAATGTAGTACCTTTAACAGGTGCTTTAGCTAAGATTTCTGCATTAAATCCTGTAAGCTATACATGGAATTATGATGCTGTTGGCGAACCAACTGTAGGCTTTATTGCACAAGATGTGCAAAACATCATTCCAAATGCTGTTAATACAATTACTCCAAGCAATAATCAAAAGCCATTTATTACTGATGATAAATTGCTATCAATTGCTTGGCAAAATGATATGACCGCTTATTTAGTAGGCGCTATTAAAGAATTGTCAGCTACCGTAAATACACAAGCTAACGAAATTGCAGCATTAAGAGCTAAAGTTGGAGTTTAATTATGGCTCAAGCTCTCGACATTATTAGTCGTGCATTAAAGGATATTGGCGCATTAGAAGCGGGTGAAACTCCTAGCCCTGATGCGGTTCAAGACGCTTTTGATATGCTCAACGATATGTTGGGTCAATGGTCTAACGAAGATATGATGGTCTATTATAAGAATGAGATCGTCTTTCCTATCGTGCCAGGTCAAACCCAATATACCATCGGCCCAGGCGGTCAAATTGGATCAATCTTTACAGGTTCAATTAGTGGCACGACTTTAACCATTACTGGTATTAGTTCAGGCGCAATTACAGTAGGGCAAACCCTTAGTGGCACAGGTATTTTGCCTGGCACTACGATTGTTCAGATGCTTACAGGCGCAGGCAACAATGTCAACGAAGCTGGAACATATTTAGTTAATATTCCACAGACTATCGCCAGCACTACAATCAATGGCTACTATCAGCGACCATTGACAATTAGTTCTGCGTTTGTCCGTATTAACACCAACTCTAATGGTATTCCAATCAACAATGGTGGATTAGACTATCCAATCGCTATTTTGGCTGTTGAAGATTATGAAATGATTGGTTTAAAGACTTTGAATGGCCCGTGGCCTAAAGCTCTTTACTATCAGCCAAGCGAATCGTTAGGAAATATCTATGTATGGCCTAATCCATCACAAGGCGAAATGCACATGTTTGCTGACAACATATTTAGTCAATTTACGACTATTTATGATGTCATCAATCTGCCACAAGGCTACACAATGGCTCTCAGATGGTGTTTGGCAGAGCGTTTGATGCCTATGTATGGCAAAGCATCAGCAACGCAAATAGCGATGATTAATGGCTTTGCAGCACAATCCAAAGCAACAATCAAGCGCACGAATATGCGCCCTGTTCAATCAGCACGTTTTGCCGATGCGATGTTGGCAAGCCGTCAAAAAGATGCTGGATGGATTTTATCAGGAGGCTTCTTTAGATAATGGCTGACTTTGGCTTTGTAGGCGCATCGTATGTAGCCCCCAGTATTTATCAAAATGCTGAGGAATGTATCAACTGGCGCACAGAAGTTGATCCTACTAAACAGCCTGGTCAGCGTGGAGTAGTTGCTTTATATCCTACACCAGGTCTTACAACTGTTGTCGCCTTGCCAAATCAAGCAAAAGTTCGTGGTATGAGAACTTTGTCAGGCGGTCAATATATGATCGCTGTTTGTGGCTATTATGTATATGCAATCAATTATGCATTTACCCCTTTTGTTATTGGCATTTTAAACACAGCAACAGGGCAAGTCGGCATTACAGATAACGGTGTAAACGTCTATATTGTTGACGGAGCTTATCGTTATACATGGCGCATTTCCACGCCCAATACAGCTTCTTTTATTGGTAGCATTTCTGGGACAACGCTTACAGTAACTTCAGTTAAAAGTGGCACAATCACAGTTGGTCAATCCCTATACGGAATTGGTCTTAATTTAGAAACTGTCATTACTGCTAATGGCACAGGTTCTGGTGGTACTGGAACTTACACAATTAATAAAAGTTACACAATTTCTAGTCAAGATTTTAGTACTAATAATAGTGGTGCAATATTTACAGGAACAATCGCTGGCACAACTTTGACTGTTTCTGCGGTAGCAAGCGGGACTATTTACCCAGGTCAAACTATCGTAGGAGCAAATGTAACTAATAATACGATTGTGACCTCATTAGGAAGCGGTACAGTTATTAGTGAAACCATCGCTACTGCGGGTACAGGTTATGCTGTAAACGATACTGTAACTGTTTTAGGCGGTGTTTATGGCAATAGTCCAGCAACCTTTACTGTGACATCTATTGGTTCTAGCGGAGCTGTCACAGGGCTTACATTGACTTACGCTGGACAATATACATCAACCCCTACAAATCCTGTTTCTACAAGCACTAATAATGCTGGCACAGGGTTAACCCTTAACTTGACAACAGGTTCAGGCACAGGCGGAACAGGTACATATATTGTTAATAATTCGCAAACAGAAAGCACATCAGAAACGATGTACGCTGTCGAGTTTTCAGTATTGCCAAGCTCAGATGGTGCATTTTCAGGCGGAACTGTAGTCGATACTGTAGATAACTACTTTGTTTACAACGATCCCCATACCCAACAATGGGCTGCTTCTAATCTGCTATCCCCAATTACCTACGGATTGTCTTACGCATCTAAGTTTACTGGGCCTGATAACCTTGTTTCTTTAATTGCAGATCATGGGCAAGTTTACCTTTTGGGCGAGAATACATCCGAAGTCTGGGCAGATGCTGGCACATTTCCTTTTGCTTTTCAAAGAATTCCAGGTAGCTCAAGTCAGCATGGTATCGTAGCCCCTTTTTCTGTGGCTCGTTTAGGCAATTCTTTTGCTTATCTTTCAAAAAATCTGCGTGGTCAATCAGAAATCGTCATGATGAATGGCTATTTCCCACAAAGAATATCCACCCACGCAGTAGAAAATACGCTAGTAGATCAGTATGTAGAAGATGCCGTAGCCTATACCTATCAATTAGAAGGTCACGAAGTCTATGTAATTTCATTCCCTACGATTGATTTAACTTGGGCTTACGACATTACTACAGGTATGTGGCACAAGTGGTTATGGGTGGACAATAATAATGTTTACCATCGCCATCGCTCTAACTGCTCTGCGGTATTCCAAAATCTCGTTTTGGTAGGCGATTGGGAAAATGGTCAAATCTACCAGTTAGATCAAAATAACTATACCGATAATGGTGGAACAATTCGTAGATTAAGACGTGCGCCACACCTTGTTACAGACTTGCAAAGACAATATTTTGCAGAATTACAGATTCAATTCCAGCCTGGCGTTGGTACAAATGGCTTTTCTATACCGCCAACAGTAAATTATGGTTTGTCACAAACCAATAACTCTACGCCTGTATCTACCCCTGGCAATGTATTTCAGCAATCACCTTATACGATTTCACCAGGTACTGTTCAAACCATAGCTTTTGGAAGCACATTTACGGTTTACCCACAGCCAGCAGGCAATATTACTTATTATTCTTCACCTTTTGTAATTACTACGTCTTACACAATTTCGCCAAATAATACGATTATTATTCAATCACCACCCAAAAACACTCCTGGTGGCTCTGTAACCCCACAAGCTATGCTAAGATGGTCAAGCGATGGTGGCTCAACATGGTCAAACGAGCATTGGACTGGTATTGGCCAACAAGGTAAATATCGCAATCGTGCAATGTGGCGCAGACTCGGCTACGCACGAGATCGTATTTTTGAGGTAGTTGTTACTGATCCGATTAAAGCGGTGATAGTATCTGCTAACTTAAAAGCAGAAGAAGGGGAAAATTAATGTCTAATATTTTATGGGGTTCTTCTCAAGGAAACCCTTATCCAGTCACACCTTTATTAGATGACAATACCAAAATGCCCACACGGGCGTGGCAACAATGGTTTTTAAACTTATTGAACTTTAGCTCATCTACAAACGCTACCAAAGGGACAGCGACATTACCTACAAATCCTGCTGGATTTATGAATGTCACTATTGACGGCAAACCATTTAAAGTGCCTTACTACAACGTATGATTG